TGCTGCTGTTTTTAACGAAGTCGCAGGGGATGAAAAATATTTTCTCGAGCAAATCGCGCCCGGCGCATTCGCAGAGGCCATCCAGAACGATGATGTGCGCGCCTTATGGAATCATAACCCCGATTATGTTTTAGGGCGCAATAAATCCGGCACACTATCGCTACAGGAGGATGAAAAAGGCCTGGCTATAGAGATCAGCCCGCCCGACACGCAGTGGGCGCGTGACCTGTTGGTAAGCATCGGTCGCGGTGACATCTCACAGATGTCCTTCGGCTTTCGCGTGCTGGATCAGGCCTGGGAGACCAAGGACGGCGCCGATTTGCGCACCATTAAAAAGGTCGAGTTATTTGATGTATCGCCCGTAACTTACCCGTTTTACGAAGGTACGAACGTTGCCCTTCGGAGCAAGCCCATAGAAAAAACCAAGCCGCGCAATCTCACAAACGAAAGGCGGCACAATCTCAATAAAAGGAGCAGTAGATGAAAGAGAAAGTTCTGGAGTACCGGGAACTGGTTGACGCATGCGCGGCACGGATGCGGCAGATACTATCCACCGCTGATGCCGAGTCCCGTGATCTGTCGGACGGTGAAACCCGCGAATATGACCGGCTGGACAAAGGCGTGGACGCCTGCAATGGCATGATTGAAAAGCTGGTTAAGGTAGAGAATATTGAGGGTGAGCAGCGCCGCTCGGTGCGCACCGTTAATTTTCCAAGCGTGAAGACCAAAGAAGCCGAGAACCCGGATGAGTTCCGCAACTTCGGCGAATTCCTCTATTGTGTGCGCTACAAGCAGAATGACCGTCGCCTGGAATTTGTCGAGATGGAAACCCGCGAGCAATCCATGGGCGTGGGTGCCGAAGGCGGTTTCATGGTCCCAAAGCAGTTCCGCGAAACGCTGCTATCCCTACCAGTGCAGGCCCCGGTCATTCGTTCCCGTGCCACGGTCATCCCTGCCGGTAGCCCGCCCGATGCCGAGCTTACAATTCCGGCCCTTAATCAAACCGCCGATGAAAATATGTTTGGCGGCGTGGTTGTGTCATGGATCGGTGAAGGCCAGACCAAGCCGGAAACCGACATTACCGTGAAGGAGGTCAAATTACAACCGAATGAAGTGGCGGCATATATCACTGTCACCGATAAACTGTTGCGCAACTGGACGGCCGCCGGCGCGCTACTTGGCCAACAGCTCCGCACTGCCATGGTGGCGGCCGAAGACTACCAATTTCTACGTGGCAACGGCGTGGCAAAACCGTTGGGCATTATCGGTTGCGGATGCGAGATCATTATCAATCGTGCGACCGCATCGCAGATTGCCTATGCCGACGTGATCGGCATGTTGGCACGTCAGAGATCGTCGGAAGGCCTGATCTGGATCGCCAGCCGCACGACCCTGCCGCAGTTGGCCAACCTCCGCGACGCTGGCAACAATAACCTGTGGATCACAGCGCAGTCCGGCTTGGCCCAGGGTGTTCCCGGTACATTGGCAGGCATCCCGTTGATCTTCAATGAGCGCTCACCGGCCCTGGGCAGTAAGGGCGATTTGGTATTGGCCGATCTGTCCTATTACCTCATCAAGGACGGTTCCGGTCCGTTCGTATCTGCATCCGAGCACGTCCTCTTCCGGCAGAACAAGACCGTTATAAAGGCCTTCTGGAATGTTGACGGAAAACCATGGCTTTCGGCCCCGATCCCGTTGGAGGGCTCGACCACCAATACCGTTTCGCCAGTCGTAACGCTCGATGTGCCGTGATCGGACAAATAAAAGGAGAAATGCATGAACCGCATATCTGAAGGAATCGCAGTCACTTCAAAGGGTGCGCTGGTAACGTCCGCCACAACGTGGTATGCACCCGGCGTTAAAATGGAAGGATGCCAGTCTGTAACCTATCTGGTATCCATGGGATCGGCCCCGGCCGGCACCGGCATGACTATCACCGGTCAGCAGGCCGCGGATCGTGAAACGGTCGAAAGCTCGAACGCCGCGGCTATTACCGGCGCGACGGCTACCATCGGGTCTACGGTCGCCAACTATGTCTATAAGGCGGCCCAGGCAACAATTACCATATCGTCGGCGGTAACAGATGCCGAAACATTAATCATTAATGGCAGCACGTTGACCAATGCTACGGCCATTAATGCTACTGCCCTAGTGTTTGGCGCCACGGCCGGCGCGACCGGAGCGAATGGGACCGGTCCCATAGCAGCAAGTCTTTCGAGCTTGATCAATAATAATTTCCCCAACCTGGCGGCCACCTATACAACCAGTGTTGTAACGTTGTGGGTCAAAAATACGGCCTCTACGACCATAACCATCACATCCACGGGCGCGCATTTGGCGCCGGCATATCAGGCCGCTCAAACCATGGTGGATATCATGGCTCCGGGCCTCAACAGCACGTCGGAATTCGTTTCAATCGCGCTGTCCAGTGCAGCCACTTCGGTTGCCTGTGGAATTACGGGAATGAAAGTAGTGGATAAGCCGGCGCCTAATCGTGGGCAGATTGTAACGCAGAAAAACACGTAACCGCGCTCATCGTTCCTCCTCTCCCTGGGCGGGGGGCTTCGGCTCCCCGCCGCTTTCGAGAGGAGAAAAAAGGAAGGTGCAAAAAAACGTTTCGGGGGAGACGAGAGACTATGAAGGAAAGCATGCAACAACCTAAGAAAATAGCCATTGTGGGCTGTTCGGACAGCAAAGACATGGCGCCTTTTTGTGACCCAACATGGGAGATTTGGGGCGTCAACAATCTGTTTTTCCATATTCCACGCTGGAATAGGTGGTTTGAAATCCACAATATCACCAGGAGCGATGGTCAATGGATGCGGCGCGGATCGTCCAATTTCCGGGGACAGGATATCAATGCATATGTGGCCGACCTCGCAAAGATGACCTGTCCGGTCTATATGCAGCGCCATTGGGATGAAATACCAAGCAGTACGCCTTATCCGCTGAATGAAATTAAGCGGCGGTTTGGATCAGTGTTAGGTTGGTACAATTGCGCAATCGATGGTGTCGACGAGGACTGTATGAATCCTCAACTTTATGGCACCAATACAGTCACCTATATGATCCTGCTGGCCATACTTGAGGGCGCCACGCATATCGGCGTTTGGGGCGTGGATATGGCCGTTGATACGGAATATCATTATCAGCGCCCATCTTGCGAATATGCGCTAGGTGTGGCCATTGGCCTGGGTATACAGGTGTATGTGCCACCGCAAGCCGATTTGCTAAAGGCCGTTACCCTGTATGGCTTTGAGGAACGGCTTAATGACGAATGGATGCAGAAAATCAAAAAAATGAGTGAGGCCATGGCCAAGCGGCAGGACAAGGCCACACATGAATTAAGCGAGGCCGATGCGGTACTTTTCCGCGCAGAAGGCGCACTCAGGGTTTTGAAGACACTGAAGGAAACAAACAATAGCGACATAGGCCTGCTATCCAAGCTCGCAGAGATTGAACAGGGCATCGCGGCACAGTGCAATGATGCCCGAGGCAAGCGTGAAATGGCCTATTCACAGCAGCAGCAATACAGCGGTGCGCGCATGGCGGTTAAGGAACTCGGCAAGATCTGGAGTACAATGCAGTGATCACGGCACGGTGCATCAGCGAGTGTAACAACCGCACGACTGGCGAGCGTGCGCACCCTGGCGACATGATCCAGATAGACCATGTTGAGTATGAGCGATTGTTGAAAGCAGGCTGTGTTTTACCTATGCCCGAATCCGCGGCCATGCAGCCGCCGCAGAACGCATCCGGAATGCGTCCGGGCACCCGGAGGCGTAAGCCGTGATCAAAATCAGCGTGGCCGCAACCGTGGCCGAACCGGTGAGCGTGGCCGACCTCAAGACACATCTTCGAATTGACAGTACGTCTGAGGATAGCTATCTGGGAACGCTCATCACCATTGCAAGGCAGCAGTGCGAGCGTCGAACGCATCGCCTCTTGCGTCCTGGCACGGTGGTCCTGACGCTGGATGATTGGTCAACCGGCATTGAACTCCCGCGGCCGCCGCTCCGTAACAGCACGGCGCTGGTTATTACCTATATTAATTCAACCGGCGGCAGCACCACGCTATCGAGCACCGTGTATACCATTCATGACGATAGCGACACGACCCCGCCGATATTGTCCACGGCCTACGGCCAGTCCTGGCCGAGCCATCAGTCTGTCAAGGGCGCCGTGACGGTGCAATATGAAGCGGGCTATTCTTCCGGGTCAACCGGCATACCACTCCCCGACAGCATTAAACAATGGGTATGCATGTATGCCGGCGGACTATATGAACAACGCGAAAGCCTGATGCAGGCCAGCGCATCAGTTGAGGTGCCGTTTCTGGATGGACTGCTTGACGATTACACGGTGCATTTGAGGGAAATATGAGGGCTGGCAGGTTGACTAGGCGCATCACCATTCAGGTCAATTCAAGCTCGACCACGAACGGCTATGGCGAGAAAATCAAGCAATGGACTGACCAGGCTACCGTATGGGCTGAGAAACGCGACCTATCCATGCGTGAACTGTTTCAGGCCGGCCAGATCTATCCGGAAGTAACGACAGCTTTCATCATGCGCTATTCAACCGGCATCACGCCCATGAATCGAATATACTTTGGCGGGAAATATTATGACATCCGCTCAGTTATCGACGTAGACGACCAGCAGCGCGAATTACGGCTACTCTGCACGGCGGGGGCGACGGCATGATAACAATGAGCGTGACCGGATTCAAGGAGCTGTCGGAACATCTCAAGGATATGCCTGATAAGGCCATGAATAGCGCCATTCGCAGGGCTGAATATCAGGCGGCCATCTTGGTCCGCGATAAAGCGCGAGATTTGGCTCCCATGCATGAAGGCCCTTATCCTGCAACCCGCAGCAAAACTATGTCAGCCAAAGCTCTAGCCAGGGCATTGGTTAGAGCTGAAAAGCATGGCATCACGGCTGAAGCGGTGCGCACCAAGGCGGCCGGCTTATCCGGACGTCAAAAGGTCAATATGAACCGTAAGCCCGGCACGCTAAAAAAATCTATTGTAATTGGGAATAACCGCGAAAAGTCCGCCCGCGATATGCGCAATGATAAAAACTTTGTGGTCTTATCCGTTGGTATCATGCGGCGGGCCTTTTATGGTTATTGGGTGGAACACGGATTCATCCATGCAGGCAAGAAAAAGACCCATGTGCCCGCGCGGCCGTTCCTGCGTCCGGCCTTTGACAGCCAGGTACAAGCTCTTATAGAGCGCTTTAGGCAAGCCCTTAGCGAATTTATAGGGAGTATGGGCCGTGCTTGAAGAGAGCATTTTTGCTCATCTGTCGACCTCCACGGCGCTTACTGCCATGGTCAGCACCAGAATCTATCCTGCGATGCTGCCGGAAAATTGCGAATTGCCGGCGTTATCCTATCAACGCATATCGAATACCCCACAAAATACGATGTCGGGACATTCTGGCCTAGATAATCCTCGCATTCAAATCGACTGCTGGGCCACCAGTTACGGCGACGCCAAGGCTATCGGCGACAAAACCCGCAAGGCTATGGGAGCAGCTACGACATTCAGGGCTCTTCAATTATCGGATCAAGACATCATCGAACCGGAGCTTGAGACTTACCGTGTAAGCACGGACTTCTCCTGCTGGTTCGCAAGCACATAGGAGGCAAATAATGGCTATGAATTCACAGGGGTGCTTGTTCTATTGGTCGAGTTCTACTTCTCCAACGACAAACAACCCCATCGGCGAGGTCAAGACGTTCAACGGTCCAAGCGGCAGTGCCAACGTGATTGACATCACGCATTTGGGCAGCACGGCCAAAGAAAAGCTCATAGGGTTGCGCGATGAAGGTCAGATCACCTTTGAATGCAACCTGTTGACATCGGCGGTATCAGGCCAACAGATGATGCGGGCCGACCGCGGCACCAGATCACAGCGGGCATGGTCTATCATCCTTACCGATGCCAGCACCACGCGCATGAACGGCCTAGGCTACTGCACAGGGTTTGCCATCTCCGGGGGCGTGGATGATGTCGTGAAAGCTAGCATTACAATTGAGATCGACGGTCCTGTATCTTGGACCACAGCGTAAAGGATAGCGGACATGGCATTTGAAAGCCAAGGAACACAGTTTTATTGGGGTGATACCACGGCGCTCTCGACCGCGAGCACAAACCTTGTCGGCGAGGTCAAGACGTTCAACGGTCCAAGCGGCAGCGCCAACGTGATTGACATCACATCTCTTGGATCGACCGCCAAAGAAAAACTGATGGGCATAAGAGATGAGGGGCAATTGACCTTGGAGGTGAATCTTATGCCGTCCGACGCGGCACAAATGAAACTTAGGACCGACCGGGCGGCACGCACCCTTAAAGCGTGGATATTGAAACTCAACGATAATGCAACCGACGGCAACAAAACCCGGCTTAAAGGGGATGGCTACTGCACAGGGTTTGCCATCTCCGGGGGCGTGGATGATGTCGTGAAAGCTAGCATTACAATTGAGATCACGGGCGCCGTGGTTTGGTCAACCGCTGCACCATAACAACCAAAGAGGGCGAGGAGATAAAAATGTTGCACAAAAAAGACATCTTGGGCGTTAAGGACATCAACACGAAGCAGGTCAATGTGCCAGAATGGGGCGGTATGCTTATCCTCAAGGAGATGAACGGCGTGGACCGTGAATCATGGGAAGCATCTCTCTTCCCGGCTGGCAAGAAGGATTTGCGCCAGATCCGGGAAAAGCTCTTGGTCCGTACCATCGTGGACGAAAACGGAGATCGCATCTTCGGCGATAAGGACATCGAAGCCCTAAGCCATAAATCAGGCCAGGTTTTGGACCGCCTCTTTGACGCAGCGCAGCGCTTGAATGGGCTACGCACTGAAGACATTGAGGAGCGCGAAAAAAACTCGCAGGACGCGGAGAGCGGAGATTCTATTTTACCCTCGCCCGCGACCTCGGTATGACGGTGAAACAACTGCTGGAAAATCTGGACAGCAATGAAATGACGGACTGGATGGCCTTCTATTCTTGGGAAGCAAAAGCCAAGAGCGCTAAACCTGAACCATCACAAGAAGACTTGAATGAACAACTTAAGAAACAATTCGGCTTCTATAGGAGGTAATTGCGCGGTGGAAGAAAGGAGAAAAACTCCGGCGCTATGCCCGGACCACACAGCACTGGTGCAGGCCATCGGGCGCATAGAGGGCGCGCAGCAGATTATAGCATTGCAAGGGTCTGATATAAAAACATCCTTGGGGACATTGTCCGGCGAATTGAAGGAAATGCGCGACGCGGTTTCTAATATGAAAATTCAGATAGTTAAGGACGAGGTGAAAATTAAGCCTGTATATTGGGTAATCGGCACCGCCGGCGTGGCTGGGATATCGGGCGTCGTGCAACTCTTATACAAATTTATCGCAAATTAAGGAGATCAAAATGGACCCCGCAACCGCCTTTGCATTTATATCCGAAAACTGGGCATATTTTATGGTGGGTTTATATGTGGCCGAAAAGATTGTCAAAGTTACCCCTACAAAATATGATGACATCATCTTCGATATGATTGTTTCGCCGTTCTTTTCCAAGGTGAAGGAATTGACCGGCAAGGGCGTCACGGCCAAAATGATCATGCCTATCCTGGCGATGTTGGCGTCATACTCGAACCTTGAGGCAGCCACCATAACGCAAACGCATAGCCAAGGAGGAAAATTTGACGTGCTTACGGTGGCCGTAACATGTGATGCAGACGGGAGTATATCTAAAACACGCCTAAATCTGCCT